CTTTGCTAATATGTTTGAACGTATGGAGCATGGTGATATTGCAGCTATATTCGATACATTAGGTTGTGGTGGAATAGGAAATATGTTATCTGGTATGCATGGTGGTGACATATTAGGTACCTTAGGAATGTACTCAAACGTATTAACTGGTTTACCTGATGCAATAGGTAACGCATTAGCTAACTTCCCAGATATAGCAGGTATGTTAGAACATACATTAGGGAACATTCCAAACGTTAGTGAGATAGTAAGTGATTTAATGTCACAAATACCTGATGTAGCTGGAATGTTAGGTGGGTTACAAGCAATGTTAATGGCGTTACCTGTATCACTACATATGCCTCCATTAGAAATTCCAGGGTTAATGAGTTTATTAGATATGGGCGCATCTGCATTAAGTAACTTTATGGGTGTTTTAGGTGGTAATGTTGCTGGGTTAATGAATAGTTTATCAGCTGTTGGTGCTGCAAGTATCGCAGGTGTTGCTAATGCAGCTGTTAGTGCAGCTGGTGGTATAGTAGGTGGTGTTGTAGCTGAAGCCGCAAGTTTAACTTCCATGTTAAATACATTACCATCGTTAGGAATGTTAGGAAGTATGCAAGGTTTATTAGGTGCTGCTGTCGGCGTAGCGGGTAGCACATTAGATTTAAACCATTTAGGTAAAATGGCTGGTTCATTAGCTGCTGGACAATTAAACGGTATGAATGGTGTAGGACATTTAATGAGTTGTATGTCAGGGTATAGTGCTGGACATGTATTAGGTCATGCACACCCAGGTGATTTAGGCAATTTAATGTACGCTATACCGAACGGGTCAATGAAAAACGTATTAGATCGTATCCCAAATGAATTAATGGGTTCTATGATGAATAATATGCCTGTTGATGGGTTGAGCAGTATGTTGGGTAAAATGAATTCTAATGAAATTACTGGGTTGTTTAATGGTATGGATCCAAATATTGCAAGTGCTGTATTACCAAAAATGCAAGGTCCAAGAAAAGCGAACCCAGGTAATCCAGAAGAAGCAGGATACATAACAAGAATGCCAGGACATGAACCATGGGGTAGAACATACTCAGCGGGTGAATATGACCGTTCACCGAAGCACGACTATAATAGTCCTCATATCGGTAAAAACGGTGCCAAACGTAATAAAAATTGGAGAAGATAATGACCACGTATTCTGGTTATTCAACTATGAGTTTTAAATCCGGTACGAAAACGAAAGGTCAATTTCCGTCTAAACATACCGGTGTTATTGCTACTGAAGACGGTAATGTGTATACAGTATCAACAACATTACCTTTTAATACTATTGTACAACTAGAAAACCCTGGTAATAATACCTTTAAATTAGTAGATGTACCTTTAGTAGAAAGAAACCTTTTAAATCATATATTTACACGTAAAGGTTCAAGACGAATGATGGGTTCATTTGGTACAACGATACCAGACCTATTATTTGAACCATTGACTGATGATGCTATTGATACGATAAAAAGTGAAATAACAACAGTTGTAAAATATGATCCAAGGGTTTCACTTCAATATTTGAAAGTGACACCTAATTACGAAAAACATTCTATCACATGTGAGGTAACGTTATATTATATTGAATTAAATATGACAAATCGTTTAACTCTTAATTTAGAATTCACTTCATAGCTATAAATATTTTGGTTACTACCAATACTGGACACTTAAAAGACAATGTCAAAAATCCAATTATCAAAAGCAGAATCTTGGGACGCTATATACAAAGCATCTAAGTTTATTAATTTTACATCATTAGAATTTGCTACTGTTAAGCAATCTTTGATTGATTATTTTAAACTCATGCATCCAGAGTTTAATAACTGGATTGAGACAGATGAATTTGTAATGAACATAGAAGCGTTTGCGTATATTTGTGAATTATACGCATACCGCTTAGATATGTTATCTAATGAAAACTTAATAAGTCTTGCACAACGCAAAGATTCAATTCTTAGATTAGCTAAATTTATTTCATACAAACCGTCAAGAAACAAACCAGGTATTGGTTTAGTTAAAATGACATCAGTTATTACAACTGAACCTGTTTACGACATCAACGGTAACAATTTAGCAAACACTAAAATTATTTGGAATGATGCAAACAATCCAAATTGGAAGCATCAGTTCTTTGCTGTAATGAATCATGCTATCAAACAAACATTTGGTAATGTTGAACCATTGCAACGTACACAAGTATACGATCAAGTATTCGAAGTGTATACAATTAACAGTGTACCATTAGTTAATTGTGTTGTACCATTTACAATCAACCATCAAAATAAAACAATTGCTTTAGAACTTGTTTCTGCAGAGATTGATGCAAATGGTCCATATGAGCAAAGACCTCATACAACTAACCAGTTTAATATTCTGTATAGTACAGATGGGTTAGGTGATGCATCAAATAATACAGGTTTCTTCATATTAGCTAAACAAGGTAGGTTAAGCCGTATAAGAACATCGTTTACTGATTTAGCTCCACATACATCGTACCAACCTGCACAAACTAATATCAATGATATTGATGTATGGGTTAATCAAATCACGGTTAATGCAAACGAAAACCTAAATGAATTAAACACACCATTATGGGTTGAAACTGATACATCAAATGCACAAAATGTGATTTTTAGTGATAACAGTAGTCAGTATAGATATGAAATTGAATCGTTAGATAATGATGGTATCAAGATATGGTTCGGTGATGGTGATTATGCAAAAATACCATACGGTGATTTTGATATATGGTTACGTACATCTGACCCTGATCCAATTTCAATACCGCCAATAGCTATTAATAATGTTAATACAAATATCAAATACCTTGGAAGTGATGACAAAACTTACAACTTAATATTTGAATTTTCATTACAAAATGCAATACAAAATGCAAGTGTTAGTGAAAGTTTAGAACATATTAAAATAAATGCACCAGCTACATATTATACTCAAAACCGCATGGTAACAGCGAGAGATTATAATACTTACTTAATGCAAAGTAGTTCTATTCTTAAATTAAAATCTATAAACAGAACATATGCAGGTGCATCTAAGTATACAGAGCTTCATGATCCATCTGACACATATGAGAATATAACACACCTCGGTACTGATCTTTCAATGTATCTTGACATATACAAAGAAACAATCAAAATACCACTATCATATGCACCATTAGCAGTGATAACTAATTATATTCAACCATTATTGTCAAATGCAAATGCATCATTCTATAGAATGCAAACTGGTGTTGTTAGTAGAAGATATTTTACAAACACAGAATTTCATAATTTCTTATTTGATTTTATGGGTGCGAGATATTATGCAACTGATACCAATCCACCTAATGCAAGAATTCCATTTGCTATTTATGGTACATCAACTGGTTACACAGCTGCATTAGCAACATCTGATGATTGGTTGTTTCATATTGACCAATCTAAAACAGAATACACTATTAGATACAACGCTGCTAAATTAGTAGTACATAGTCCAACGACTAAATTTAGAGCGTATGATAAAGGTGATTCAATTACGTTATTATCAACAAATACATCTAATAATAGAACAAAAACATCATCTGAATTTTTACCGTATAATATAGAATTCCCAGTAACTGGTGCAAGAAAATATGATTCATTAAATGAGTTGAATGGTTTAACGGATTATAACAGTTTAGAAGTAACTATTAACGATAAAAATAATGACGGTGTACCTGACGTAGCTGATTTATATTACGTACTAGATAATGCTATACCTGTTGATTTAACAGCTGAGAAGTATTACACCTCAACTGCGACTAATGGATTGTTTAACCATGTATTCGATATGGCATTTGATTCATTGGAGGTTGTATTACCGACATTGAACTTAGGTTATGAAGTATTGGTAATGGATATTGAAATAACCGGTGATGTTGATAATAATATTGTATTTGATGAAAAAAGTGCAGTTGTTACAGATACAGTAACTATTTCTTCTTATGGTAACAATACAAAAGTAATCGTTAATATTAAAGATTATGTTTATTTTACCAGATCATCTATAAATCATCCATTTACAATAACAGATCAAATTGCAAAACGTCAATGGTATTCTGAGCACGCAGCTGGAAATAATGTATTTTATACACGTAAACCTGGTCGTACTAATTTGTCATATGTATGGAAACATACAACACCGTTAGCTAATAGAATCAATCCATCTACTACTAACATTATTGACTCGTTTATTATCACCAAAGGTTATTACGATAACATAACTAAATGGACTAATGGAACAATTCCAAATAGACCAGCAAAACCAACTCAGCTTGAATTATCAACAGCTTATAATTATCTAACAGGTAACAAAATGATATCTGATGAGTTAATCATTAGATCTGGTGAATTTAAAGTATTATTTGGTAGTAAAGCTGATCCTAAACTTCAAGCTAAATTTGTTATCGTAAAATCACCATCAGTGACTTATACAGATATTCAAATAAAATCAGCTGTTATTAACGCAATTAAAGATTTCTTTGATATTACATATTGGAATTTCGGTGATACGTTTAACTTTACAGAATTATCAACATCAATTCATAATGTATTGTCAGCGCAAATATCATCAATTGTAATTGTACCAAAAGAAAGTTTAAATCATTTTGGTTCATTATTCCAAATTGGTGCAGAAGAAAACGAAATATTGATACCGCACGTATCAATAGACGATATTGAATTTGCATTAGCGTTAACACCAACAGCAATCAATATGTAAAAAAAGACCCCTTTCGGGGTCTTCTTTTATTCTAAAAATTTTCGAATATTCTCAATAGCTGATTCAAATTTAGCCTGAATCTCGGGTAATGTGTCAGCTGTTGTTTTATCATCTCGTAATGTTTTAAATCTTGGTAAAAATAACGAATACGTACCATTTTCTGTTTTTGGTTTCATAATCGAATTGGCTTTACCTGTTAAGATTGTACCAATTAAATTTTCACGGTTAACAGATATATCTTTACGAACATTATCTTTAAACCCAGAGAAATTAACTTCTAATAGCTGATCTCCAGATTTACATAAAATAGACCCAAATAAATCTTTATTTTTGCCATTACCAGCATTAAAGCTTACAATTTCAAGATCAATATCATCTACTTCAAGTTTCAATTTAACTTGAAACTTACTTGTTGTATCTTCCCAAATAGCGTCAGGATGTTTTAGAACTGTACCTTCTAACCCTAAACGTAACATTTCTTCGAAATGATCAATAGCTTCATCTACACTATAAACGATTCTTGTTTCAATAACTCGAACGTATTTGTGATCATCAGGTAACGAACTACATTGACGTTTTAAATTAGCTAACCTATCAGCGTATTTTACATTGTATTTGTTGCCTGGTTTTGATTCAGATAATGGAATTTGATCCCATACCAAATAAACAGCTTCTTCACCAGGACCAAAATCACCGCCCTTAGCTACACTATTCATGATACCGTTACTAATTTCACGGTCAAGAATTTTACCATCTCTCATAACGAGAAACTCACCATGTGTTTGGGTATTATCATCAAAGTATTCATTTAAAGCATCAACGACGCCAGCGAACTTTTCATTTGGTAAAGCTATACCAGAACGACTCAATAACTCAATTTCACCTGATTTAATTTTGTTACCGTTGTTGTATCTACCATCAGCTTTTAATTGTGAAATAATACCTTTTGACCAATCCCAAGTCTTAATCTTTGATGAACTTAATGACGAACATCTCATATAAGGAAACTCTGGAATCAAATCTTTCCAAATTTTATTAACTGTAGCAGTGTTAACACCACATCTTAAATCACGTTTAATGATACGTTCGATAATTGAAGCATCTTCACTACTAACACGCATTAAGATATTTTTAAGATGTTGAATACCTTCACCACCTGTATAGGTGCGTGATGATAGCTTATCTAATTTATCAATAGCTTTCGATAATGATAATTCTTCACTAATTTGAGGATATGTAGGAATTGCTTTGATATAATAGTTTACTGTTGGATTTAGCGCACGTTCAAATACTCTTATTAATTCATCATTTTTTTCGTTATCTTTTAAAATTTGAAGTTTTGTATTAGTTTTTGACTCATTTGTAAGTGAGTTTAAAATATCGTATACGCTCATTCTTTATCCTTTTTGTAAGAGTTGGTTCTATTGAAAAATATTATAGTAAGTATCAATTGAATAATAAAAAATGATAACAACCCGCACATTACCACTATAATAATTATCAATGCATAATCTAAGGGTATTTCTATTGATTCTATCATCTCAAGATCTATTATAAATTATTTAAATTGAAAAATCAACATTTAAAATCTCATAGAGAATTAAGGGAGATTAAATGACACTGTTTAGATATACCTATATATCAAAAACTAATTATCATTCGTTCTCCCTAAGGAGAACAAAGATTTGCTATATGACCGCTATACGTTTCTCACAAAATTTACAAAGTGTATATCCTTCATGCGTTACCAAGTGTTCAATGGGGTGAACACATTCTTGCACCATTTGTTGTCTCAACTCATTAATTTGATCAATGATAGGTATTTTTTCAGCTTCTATCTCTGCAACTTTTTCAGCTAGCTCATTTACTTGAGCAATCAAGGTTTGTAAATTTTCATATTTACGTAACCAAGATGTCTTATCAAGTTGTGAGCTTTGACGGAAAATAACTTTTTTAGGATCTTTCATAATTAAGCACACTGAGTATTAGATAATTGAGACAATTCTGTTTTTTTAAGTAATGCTACATTATGAGCTTGATCAGGAGTATCAAACGAACCTAAGTAATATTTTACACCTTCATGCATAATATTAGCGCAATATTTACCTTGATTTTTAACTACCCATTTATAACCGGTCGGTTGGGTATTATGAAACCGGTAAGTTAAATTATCGTATCTTAAGTTGGTCGGGTCACCATCTTTAAACTTAAGAATTCCATCAGGGTCAATTTTATTAACCAATTTCCAAATAATCTTTTTAATTGAAAAATATTGACCTAACAAACGTACATGACTGCAACGATTATTATTTTCTGAGTTTCGTAATGACCCAGCTGATTTGCCAGCTAATCGCGAATTAATAATCGACATAGCTGTTTTATTTTTAAAATGAGTTAGTGGTCGAGTTTTCCATATAAACTCACCTGTATCTTTATTATAATCAAAACATTCCAATAGGTATTCATAATCTGGTAATGAACTCATAACTTTTTCCTTAAATCATACTTAATTCAATAACACATGCTAACAAATAAATGAAATCATTAGCGCCTTGTTTACTCATCCAATTAGCAATAGTAACAATACCATTTTCATAATTAGATTCATTTTTAAATTTTGGTGAGGACTGCAAATTCTCATATAATAAAACAAAAACAGATTCAACTTCGATTGTATCTCTATTAGCTTCTATATAAGTTCTTAAACCAGACCAATTACCGGATTCAACAAAACTAATAACATCAAAAGTCTGAACTTTACTTACTTTCAACGTACCTGTTTTACTGTTTTGCTCAACAGCTTTAATAATCATTCTCATATCTGGATACAACTGATCGACATAATAATCGACATCATCCAAATTAAACGTTATATTTTCTTTAAGCAATATCATTGACACATGATCTGATAATGCATCTTTTGAAGGTGTTTGGAATCTTATTTGTCTATCACATCTTGATTTGATTGCTTGAATTATTTTATTTTCATAATTGCAAGCAATAATGAATTTAACGCTATCAGCATATTCATTCATTGGTACCCGTAATGCAGCTTGCGCATTAGCTGATAAATAATCAGCTTCATCTAAAAAGATGACTTTATAATCACCCATTGCAGATGTTGATGAAAACGTTGTAATTATATCTCTAATCGTATCAACGCCATTTTCTACAGAAGCATTGATAGTTTTAACATCATATGGATCGATATTGAATTTATTGATTAATATTTCAGCTAATGTTGTTTTACCGGTACCTGGTGTACCACATAAAAACAAATTAGGAATGTGAGTTAAATTTGAAAAGAAATCTACATCTTCATCTGTTTGGAAAACAAATTTTGATAACGAGCTCGTTTGATGCTTAATATCCCAAGGTAATTCCATATCGTACATCTCATAGTTTAATAAAATATTAGTATAACATATTAATCATGATTTTTCAAGAATAAATATAGGTTTCATAAGGAGAGTAACATGTTAAACGAATCATCAGTTAATCTAGTTAAAACATTTGAAGGATGCAAATTAACAGCCTACGAATGCGCTACAAGTTTATCATTACCAGCGAATAAAAAATTCTTCACCATTGGTTGGGGTAACACAACATATGAAGATGGGTCAAAAGTTAAAAAGAATGATACAATAACACAAGCTCGTGCTGATGCGTTATTACTGCATTCATTAGAAGGGTTTGAGACTCAAGTTATAAAATTGGTACGCACAAAATTAAATGAAAATCAACTAGGTGCTGTTGTTAGCTTTGCTTATAACTGTGGTGTTGGCAATTTAAAAGCGTCAACATTGCTAAGACGTCTTAACGACGGTGAGTATGATATTCAAAACGAGTTTTTAAAATGGAACAAAGCGAACGGTAAACCGTTAGCAGGTCTAACACGTCGTAGAAAAGCAGAAGCTGAATTATTTTCAAAACCTGTTTGATTCTAAATACCTTATTGTTAGACAAATACTGAGAAGTCAAAAATGGCATATACGATTAATTTTACAAAACCAACATTATTAGGTAAAACCGCATTAACTATCGCGGATAGTACAACAAACAGTGCAGGTACATCATTAGTATTGTTAGGTAAAGGTTCAACACCATTTGGTGATACATTATGGTCTAACATGGTTCATATGTTAGAGAATTTTTGTAGTGATTCTGAACCATCGAATAAAACAATGGGTCAACTTTGGTATGATTCAACCAATAAATCATTAAAGGTATGTGAGATTGATTCAACTGGTTCAGGGTTAAAATGGACCGGAATTGGTGGTACAGCTACAGCTCCAACATCATACTTTTCACTTGAAACAAATGGTGTTACAATTATACCTAACACAGATTTAGTATTAGGTGCAAGTTTAAAAGTCAATGCTAATTTAAGTGTAACCGGTGATTCAACTGTTGGTAAGTTAACAGCTTCAAAAGCTATTATATCATCAGTTAAGAATACCGATAACACATACATGAATATGATTACCGGTGATGATGTAAAGTTCAAACCATACTTCATAACAAAAGAGTATGCTGATGAACATTATCTAAAAGGTACAAACTACCAAAATACAAACGAGTTTGACGCATCATCTTCATTTGATATTATGAAAATGCCTGGTTTGGTCGTTTTTTCAGGTATGATTAAAGAGCATAATGCATCTGTTATCTGCGCAGCTGGATCAAACTTCATTGATTTAACAGGTGATACATTTACCGAAGGTACGATATTTAACGTAACCATGTTCCAAGGCAGCTCATCTGCAAGTAATTTACCAACGATTAAATTACCAAGTAGTCTTAATTTTAATGGTCAAAAAATTACCGTAGTAATCAATTATGATGGTGCAAATGGACGAAATAAAGTACTACATGCAAAAGATATGAGTACTGGTGGAGCAGGTACAGAAATTAGATGGGTTGGTGGTACCGGTCCAACGACTTCAGCTGCCGGAGTAGATGTATTAGAGTTTAGAAGTATTGCTGATAAATGGTATGGGGTTGTACTTGGTCTCGGTTTTGCATAATTAGAGAATAGTATATGTCAAATTATATAATAAATTTCACAGCACCTTCTACAGCTCCATATTATAAACAACCGTTTACGATTTTGGAAGGTAAATTAAACACGACGAGTACATCGTTATCGTTATGTGGACATAATTACCCTAATTATGGTACAACATTATGGACTAATGTTGTACACATGTTAGAGAATTTCTGTAGTAATGCTTACCCTGATCATAGTACTAGAGGTCAATTATGGTATGATTCTCTAAATGACAAATTAATGGTATATAACGGCGAAGATTACGTGTATATCAGTGGTAACAGTGATTTGGAATTAACTTGGGGCAACTTAAATGGGTTGCTAAAATCACAATCACCTCCATATTTTGATAGTAGATATATTACAAAATCAGGTGATACTGGTATTGGATCATTAGAGTTTGCGAGTAACAGTAATTTAACCTTGACCGGTGACGGTACTGTAAAAACACAATTAGAAGCTAAAGATGACTACGATGTCGTTAATCGTGCGTACATCGCTAAATTATTTTCATATCTAGGTTATGATATTGATAATTTTGGTACATCTACAAGCGCTACCATGTATTTGGAACTAATTGGCGGTACAATGAAAGCTGATGCAAATATTAAATTTGCAGGTAGCGGTACCGTTAAAGTTAATGATGACCCAGTTGAGTCAATAGACGTTGTCAATAAAGGTTACGCTGAAAACCATTACGTATCATTTGCGCCAGGTGCAAATACAAAATCAGTAGCTAATTTAGTAATGAGTGGACCATTAACATTGTACCCTGATTCTTGCGATTTAGCTGATGATTCGTTAGAAGCGGTTCCGGCACAATGGGTAACAGATAAAATACGTGCAGCGTTATCTAGTAATAATCAAGGTTCTGGTACCTATATACCTATCTCTACTACAACTGGAACAGAAGTATCTAACAATTTAACCTTTATAGGTAATCATTGGTTAAAAGTTGATTTGGATGCTGCTACATGGGCTGCGGATAATACATTAGTATTGAATAAAAAACAAGCTGATACGTTGTACGTTAAGAAAGCTGGTGATTCATTATTAGCTCACCCATTTACGTTTACACAACCTGCAACTCAACCAACCGTTGATGAAGAAAAATTAGATGCGTTAAATGTACCAACAGCTGGGTGGGTAAATCATCGTATTGCAGATGCTGTATCAGCATCTGGATCTGGTGGACCAACAGCAACAAAATTATCTGTATATGGTACAAAAATTTCTGTACCAAAGGCGGTCGCAACAGAACCAACCACACCTAGTCAAATAATAACGCTAACAATACCTGCAAATTCAACCGCGATTGATTATGAAATTAGGTTAGGTTGTTATACGACAGGTCCTAATGTACCAGCTACCAGTGTATCAACAGCTAGAGCTCGAATTATAGTTAGAGCTAACGGTGTTAAAGTATTCGAAGCATACGATAGTATAACCGCATCATTGAAAGATCCAGGTGATTCGGTACACGACTTCAAGTTTTCCGCACCAGCTAACGCTGCTCAAACACTAACAGTTGAAATGTACGCGTACGTTTGGACTTTGCAAGGAATGGCAACTTATGGTTTTGACATTCAACAATGGGTTATTGCAGATCCATTATCAGCTACTGTAGCAATTCAAGCTACAAATGCTCCACCAGCTGGGACTGTAACTGCTGGTCCAGCTGGAAACGTTACGTACGTTGATTTTGGTAATGGTATGGTGATGATTAGTGGAACAACACAAACAGAAATAAGCTATACATCATCTGCATCTAACGCCGGAGTAATGTGTGGAACCAATATAACGTTCCCCAATAATATTAAACTTAAGATACCATACATTACATCAGCTACAATGATACGTGAACCTACCCAAGGGAATTTAAGCTGGAACGAGGTAGATAGTGATTCTGGTCACCGTGTAACAAATGTGACACAAACAGGGTGTAGTGTTAACTGGCTAGTAGGAATATCAAAAGCTATGTTTACAGGTGCAAATAAAACATACTATACAACACCAAGAGATGTACATTGGACGGTAACAGGTTTTAAAGTGTAAAAAAGGCCTCATATGAGGCCTTAATTAAGTGCAAATTTTGATTCTTTAAAATGTTCACGATAATATTCACGAACATAATAGATAAGCTCATCAATTGATTCATAAGATCTAGCTGTATCTGTTTCAGATTGAACTTTATGATATTTTTTAAGACCATCTAAAGTTATTTTTAGTTCTGGGGTTGTTAATTTAACGACTCCAGTAACATCATTAAATTCAACTTCTATACTTTCGTATCTATCAACAGGTATAGAACCATAGATAAAGCTTTCAGTTAAAAATTGACGCTTACCATGAAATCTTGTACCTAATCTATAAGCACGCACCGCTAATTTTGTCCAATTCATATTAGAATGACTCGTATATATTTCCAACGTTTAATAATTTAACGTTGATATCTGTCCATAAATTAACGACTTGTTTACGATCATCTATAACAAATTCAACATTGTACTTTGGTTCTACTTCTTCAAAAAACAGTTTCTCTTTTAAAGTTCTATCTTTTGAATAATCACCTACAGGTCTCATGAATAATTCAAAATCGTCTACAACATGCTCTTTAAGCCAATTTGTTGTAATTTGACGACATTCTTCACTTCTACCTGTTAAAAAAATCACTTTATAACCAAGTGATTTGTACACTTTAACTAAATTAGTAATCTCTACAATAGGTAAATCTTCACCTACTCTACCCCATTCATATGGAGGTCTACCCATATTTCTTGCTACAGTACCATCAATATCAGATACGATGCATTTTGTTTTATTTGCATCTTTAACATATTTACGAATACCTGTTAATACAGTAGGTAATTCTAACCATTTAAGCCATTGCATATAAATGACATGATCACCAACACTATCGATACGTTTACGGTCACGTCTAATAGCTTCATCTAATTCAATTTTATTATAATGATATGAAATCTCATAGTTAGCATCTTGTAGAGCTTCTTTCATTTGATTAAGATGATTACCATCTTGTTTAACACCTAAATGGGTTTCACATATGATAACATTTTCATTCATCATAATATGGTGCATAAGTTGATGGATCTCAATTTTAGAAACTTCTGGTTCCCAATCCCAATCCCAACTAGTCCACATATTTTCACGATGTTTATCGTACTCAGGTTCTTTATTTTTTAATACGCGACGTCTAATAACATCTCTATCAATAACACGGTAACCTAATTGATCGCGAGCCCATGTTGATTTACCTGAACCACTCACACCAACTGTAAATATCGCTTTCATAGTTGAACCACTTCACTATCTTTTTCTAAAAGCTCTTTAATGATATTGACAATATCATCACCTTGTTCAAAACGTTCAAAAAAACCTCTTGATAATAACCGGAATATTTCATGTTCTTTATCTTTTGGTCCAGCTTTAAATTTTTCGTAATCTTTAATAGCAGATGAAATTTGATATAATTTAGTTTGAGCATTCAACAATTTAACATTTAATCGTTTTTTGACAATAACTGATAATGATTGTAATGCTACATT